GGGCGGAACTCAACAATGTCTATGTAGAAATTACAGAAGGCAAGGCAAAGTTTAGACAATCAATAAACGAAGCTAAAGACCTTCTGAAAGACTGGCTTGAGAATAATGAGCTTGATGATTTTAAATCATTGTATTCTGGTCTTTCCGCAAAGCAGAAGGAAGCTGTCGTTCTTGTTCTTAGGTACAGTGAAATCTTTGAATATGCATATGCGAACTTAATGTGTCCATCAACAAGCGAACTCTCCCTTCTCTGGAAAGCTTCTGTAAAGAAACAGAAGCACAAAGCAAATCTGCTGATCACAGTGATAGGGGATAACTACGAGTATACTATCAACCTGTTCACAGGCGAAGTAGTAAGCTATGCAGACATGGATATCATAGAAGGGAATTTCTAGGAGGAAAATATCATGATTAACTTAAAGAAAACAACAAAGGAACTGGAAGGAATCAACTTCGTAGCATTCAGCAACAACGTAGTAGTAGTGAACACAACTCCACATCCTGTAACAATACAGGACATGGATGGTACACTAATCACCGTGCCTACTTCTGTGCTGATCAATGCCAAGGCAGAAGAGCGAAAAGTTTCTGATCTGTTTGTCCGGACAGAGTTCGTAGGAACAGAAGAAGGTAAAGAAACAATAGAGAGAATCAAGTCTGTCTACAACAGACAGTTCTCCAATGGAACCCTTGTGATTGTCGGTAGTATTATAGCTGCACAGGCATACCCTGGAGAAGTAGCAGCTATGACACCCGTAGAAGGCTACGAGAGAGTAGCACCAGACCAGAAGAGAATGCGTTGTGACAAATTCACAACGTTTGCATAAGGGAGGAAACTACAATGGAAAAATTAATTAATCAGGTTCTTAACAATTTACTTCTTGAGTTCACAGTAACGACAGGGATTTTCGGAAGCGAAACCTATGTATTCGTTGATGGATTGTGGCATCAGAAAGGGGAATTATTCCCTTTTAACTACGAGCCAAAGGATATGGCATTCATTTTAGAAACTTTCTACTCACGTTTATCTGCAATTTATGAAGTTGTCACGATCAGAGACGTATGTGAAAAGGAAATCAAATTTCTGGAAAACAAAACATGGGAACTTAGAAAAATCCGAGAATCTCTCTCAGATATAGATGAAAAAATGTCACACCTCTTAGGTAAGCGAATCAAAGAACTCAAAAAGGAAATTGCTTCGTATGAAGTTAAAATTCTGGAAGCAGAAGGGAAAGAAGAGTTCACCGAAGCTGAAATTGTTGGTCTGTTCAACTATGCAGATTTCTTCTTTTTAATTGATGAATCGTTTATTGTACGAAACATAGATATGAAATGGAAAATAAGGCAATCGGTTTAATACCGGTTGTCTTTTTGATTGGAGGAAATTACTATGAAAAATTATAAGACCAGAATTGCGCAAGCGAAAACATCCTTCGAACTTTCCTGTATCTGGGAAGAAGTTCGCAACGCATATTGGATTAAGTATGAAAAACGTTCGGCTGAAATTGCAGCTAGGAGGAAATCATTATGAACAAGGCAGACAAAGTAAAGCAGAAATTAATCAAGGAAGTAGTAATTCCTTCATTATTAGGAGTGTTAATAGCACTCCTTTTTTTATTGGCTGTAGTAAAACCTACAGGAGCTACAGAAGACAGTACCCGTCCAATGATAGGCACTGTATATTTTGTTTCAGGGAGAAGTATCTCAATAGTTTCTCCTGATAAGCGCACTTGGAGTTACAAAGGAAAAGGCTTCACAGTAGGTGACACAGTATCTTGTGTTGTGTCTAATAATGGCACATCCAAAACAGTAGATGATTATATCAAATCGGCTGTTGTGAGCGAAGGACAACCAATAGAAATAGAAGCAGGCGAAGAGGGAGCTTTAGTCCACTTTGCAAGCGAAACGTATTATTTAGAAAGAAGGTATTAATATGAACTTAGAAGTATTATATAAACAGTTCTCTGGTAACGATTCATTCAAAACACCAGAAGATAGAAAATCAGTGTATCTTGAGTCATTAGAGAAAATGTATCCAGGAATTCTTTGTTCCATTGGTCAGTGTATGGAAGTGAAATTAACAGGTGAACCTTATGAAGATGAAGGATTCTACACAACAGAAATGAGAAAATCAGATTATCCATGGTGGATAGTGACTACTTCTGTCGGAGACGAAGGAGCAATAGCTTTATTCTATCCGGGAGCAATGGAACGCTTGGCAATGGTACTAGGCGAAAGTTACTATGTAGGATGTGCTGGAGATGATCGAGCAATATTAATCGGTGAAAGTTTTATGTCTTTGGAAAGATTCCAAAATCTCTGTCAGAGAAAATATCAAGGCAAAGGATATTTTTACAATGCTGAAACAGGAATCTTTTCACTTGCACAAGGGAACTAGATAATTTATAATCTCTGTAGGAGGTATAAACCTATGCAGAGAATTATTAATCCAGCCTTAGCCAAGGCAAACATGAGCAAAACGGAACTTGGTGCTCGTTTGGGAGTAACTCAACAGAATATATCTAAAAGAATCCAGAGAGGCAAATTCACTCTTGATGAACTTCAAGAAATAGCTCGTTGTATGGGAGCAGAATTTAACTGTTCCTTTGATTTCCCAGATGGAACTAAAATAGGGACAAAAGGAGAGTGATATATGTATTACGTTAGTATATTACATAGAGTACCGTATACTACTGTAGAATACACAACGGAAACTTACTTTATAGATGAAGTAGCAGCGGACAATTGGATTGATAAAATTTTTATGCCGCATGAATTTCATCCAGACTTGTGTACTATAGTAGACAGAGGACCAGCCTCATGGTCTAAAATAGGAGTGCTTTGCGCAGACTAAGACATCTCGAAAGAGGTGTCTTTTTTATTGGAGAAAAGAAATGGCAGTATCAGAAGCTCAGAAGAGAGCAAGTAAAAAATATTTCGATAATAACTACAGACAAGTGAAACTGTCAATGCCTATTAAAGAAGCGGAAACTTTAGATATATATTGTAAAGAACATAAATGTAGCAAAGCTGGCTTTATCCGGGCATTGATTAGAGAAAAGTTGGAGGAGTCATCATGACAATTAAATATACAACCGTTCGACTGCAACGGAAAGAGGCTCTTTTGGGTTATACAGTACCTAAAGGAGCCTTATTTATTAGAGGCAATGGACTTCAGTTCGTATGTACTGAACGTCCAAAAGATCCTATGAATATTCCTGTGTTAATGTTTCAGAATGGATCATGGCACAAGATATCTGTTTCTGTTATGTATTCCTATCTTGCAAGAGAAATAGTGAATTTTATCTAAAGGAGAAGTTCTGTTATGAATAACGTATACACAATACAAGAGATTATGACTTTGAAATTCTGTGAGTTGTCCAATGTAGTGTATGAAGCTATCTTAGCAGAACTCACAAGGCAATACAAAGATATGATTGATAGACTGTTGCCTATCTTTGACAAGGCACCTGTATATCAGTTAGACCAGTATGTAGACATATATAAATTTATTATTGTTATATAGAAAGGAAAATCATTATGAAGAAATTATTATTTATCTTAGTAGCATTATTAGCAGTAGCAACACCTGTAACAGCAGCAGATTTCACAGATGGTACAGAAAGCGAAATCCTAGACATTCCTGGATTACAGACAATGGATGGTTATTATCCTCTGACAGGAATTGTAACAGAAGTAGAGTCTGTTGACTCAGAAACAGATCTGATTACTATTACATGTGCCAATGGAAACATGTTCTCTTGGTATTCAGATGCTAGTGACTGTTGGGAACTCTATGACCTTGCATCCTGTATTATGGATGCAAATGATACCAAGTATGTCTATGATGACGAAGTTGTGTTAGCTCATTATGCAGGTGGACTTAAACATTTCGTACAGTATACAAGGGAGGACTAATTATGAAATATAAACTTAGAATCTATTTCAAAACAGGTTTCAACAAAGGGAACCTAAGAAAAGAAGAGTTCTTTCCTACAAAGGAACTGATGCAGGAAAGATATGAGGAACTGTTTAATTCTAAAGACTATGCTCTTAATCCTACAACATGGGAATTGATAGGAGATGAGTGGCTGAGAATTTTTTAAGTAGAAAATAAAATATACTGCATAAGCAGTATATTTAAGCATCTTGAATTACTCAAAAAGGGGTAGCATGAAACCTAGGGCTACCCGTTTTCCTCCAAGATGTTTAACTATGCTACTTAGAAAGGGAACAATATGTTAAAGAAGGTAACCAGAAGAGAAGCACAGAAAGCACTCATTGCAGGAAATTCTGTATATTTGCTTCCTAATAGAATGCAAGTGGATTCACCTTGGGCACATCCGTTCAGAGTGAAAACTCCTATGTCAGAAGAGAAATTTAATCGTCTGATAATGAAGTACGAGCATGCCTGTTGTACTGTAGATACAGGAACTGGAAGTTTCTGTTATATAGATGCTTGACAAGAGAACGGATGTTTGCTATTATAAACACGTAAATAAAATCGGAAAGGAGAATAACGGTGAGACATATTTATGTAAAGACACCTAATGGTTTAGGTAAATTAAATTTTTATGACGGATCATTATGGCTCTCTCACTACATAGTAGACCATTATAAACATGATCCAAAGTTTTACTCTGGATACTATGAAGGAAGATATATAACTAACGCATCATGCTATAGCAAAAGAGATATCAAATACCTCAGGAAGAGACCGCTGATTGATCTAATTACTAAAAGGAAGGAATACGCCAATGCAAAACATATATGTATACGACCCTTACGGAAAAGTAGGGAAACTGATATGGTATAAAAGTAGAGCGTTTTATTCTTATGTAGTCACTTATAATCATTCCTATGAGTTTTTATACAATGGTTTAATTGATGGTAGAGCTGTTATAAACTGTGCGGTTTATAGTAAAGATGAAATCAAGCTCTTGCATAAGAAACCATTGAGACATTTTATAGAAAAGAGGCAAGGCAAATGATAGGAGACTACATTAAAGACCCATCTTGTGGGTTAGGCAAAGTTATAAAACTCAGACCTGGCAATGAACTTGTGTACTTTTTCAAAGCAAATGATAACCTACATGATGGTGCAATAGAGCCAGGTTCCTGTCCAGACAACCATGGTTGGTGGTTTGGTTCTGACGACATTAAAAGAATGAAGTACCTTCCTCCGCTAGCATCATTAATAGAGAGGAGGCAACAATGAAAATAGGTGATATAGTATGGCGAAGCAATTCTGGTATGGGAAGAATAATAGATATTAGATCTTCCTCAGCGCCATATCTAGTTTATTTTTATAAAGAAAATAACCGTTTGTATAATGGCAACGATAGAGGCCCAGATTGTCGCTATTGGTGGTGCTTCAGAAGTTCACTTACTCTTGTCCGTTCTCTGTCTTTGTGCAAGCTAATAGAAAGGAGAAGAAATGCAACATCCTAAAGAATTAAATATAGGTGACATAGTTTATCATAAATATTACGGTATAGGACAGATAGAAGATATTGACAAAGATCTTGGAGAACCATTCCAATATTTAGTCTATTACTATAAAGAAAAAAGAAAACATTTCATTACACAATGGAAATGGTGGCTCAGATTACCACTATTGGTGGAGCTATGCTGAAGACCTGAAACTTATTTCATCTGTCCGTACATTAATAGAAAGGAGGCAACATGGTTGATTTAAGGAAGAAGCTCCGGTCTGGAATGATAGCTGTCACACCAGCAGGAAGCTATCTTGTTCTTACCGATTGCGAGACGGCGAATTATGGCAGTCAAGATTTTTGTATTGTTGGACCTGATGGTTTTATGATAGGCAGTAATTACGATGAAAATTTGAGCACTATTCGTGGCATTTGCTCTATAAAAGC